GATTCTGTAACTTATTGTACTTCTGGTTTAGTAGATAGAAACAAAAATACAGTTCTCTCATATCTTCACAAATCAATCAAAGCACTCAATCAACTGAGAATGATTGAGGATTCGTTGGTCATCTATCGCTTATCAAGAGCACCTGAGCGTCGTATTTTTTATATTGACGTTGGCAATCTTCCAAAAGTAAAGGCAGAGCAATACCTCAAAGAGGTTATGTCTCGCTACAGAAATAAACTTGCATATAATGCACAGACTGGTGAAGTCCGTGATGATCGTAAGTTTATGTCCATGATGGAGGACTTCTGGTTACCTCGCCGTGAAGGTGGTAGAGGAACTGAGATTACAACCCTACCTGGTGGTCAGAATTTGGGAGAACTCTCGGATATTGAATATTTCCAGAAAAAACTCTACAGAGCACTTGGTGTTCCAGAATCCAGAATCGCTTCTGATGGTGGTTTTAACCTCGGTCGTTCTTCTGAGATTCTAAGAGATGAACTCAAGTTTGCTAAGTTTGTTGGTCGTCTAAGAAAGCGTTTTTCTCAATTGTTCAATGACATGCTTAAGACTCAACTGATTCTTAAGAATATCATTACTCCTGAAGATTGGGAGGTAATGAGAGATCATATTCAATATGATTTCTTATACGATAACCAGTTTGCCGAACTTAAAGAGAAAGAACTTACTGAAGGTAGACTTACACTTCTTTCTCAGGTAGAACCATTCATTGGCAAGTACTACTCTACTGAATATGTAAGAAAGAGAATTCTCCGTCAAACTGATCAGGAAATTATTGAGATTGATAACCAGATTGAAGATGAGATTCAAAAAGGTATCATTCCAGATCCATCTACAATTGATCCAGTAACTGGACAACCATTACCACAAGCAGGTGGTGAAGGTGCAGGAATGGAAGGTATGGGTGAAGATGCGATGGGAATGGGGGAAGTTCCTGCGGAACCTGATATGGAAGCAGCATCTGCTGCTGCCATGGCAATCGATACCAAGTATGAAAAGGATACCAGAAAGTCTGAGTTATAAATATATTATATTACATATTGATTTTTCATGGAAGATGTTGTCGATTTGATCGCTACTGATGCTTCGGCGTCCAGTATTAGCGATAAAATGAAAGAACTTCTGTATGCAAAAGCAGCAGAAAGGGTTGACGTTGCAAGACCATATGTTGCCAATGCAATGTTTGGTCAAGAATTTGAATACCCTGAAGTTGAAGATGAAAATGATGAAACTACTGATGAGGTAGTTGATGAACTTGAAACAGAAACTGATACAGAAGAGGAATCAGAAGAATGATTGTCAAACCACTAGGAACTGAATCTGCTGTTACCGATGCTGCTATCACTGCAGCTAGAGTAGTGCGTTTGGTGAATAGTCATGCTAGTAATAAGTCAACTATTGCTATTGCTAATAGTGTAGCAGTATCTCTCACTCTGCTTCCTAATAGTAGTGAGATTGTAGAAAAGGATATTGGTGCCGCAGTAACTGCAACTGGTGGTACTGTAACCGGAGTCCCCGTCGCATTTAACATCTAAGATGAAACTTATCACAGAAGAAGTAACAAACGTACAGGTTATTACCGAAGGTACCGGTACTAACAAGAAACTGTATATTGAAGGAACTTTCCTCCAAGGTGAGATCAAGAACCGTAATGGGAGAATGTATCCTATTACAACTCTTACCAAAGAAGTAAATCGCTATTGCGAAGCTTTCGTTAATAAGGGTCGTGCTCTTGGTGAACTCGGTCATCCCGAAGGTCCTACTGTGAATCTTGACCGCGTATCTCATAAGATTACTTCTCTGGTTCAGGAAGGTAATAACTTTAAAGGAAAGGCACAAATCCTTTCTACCCCTATGGGTAAAATTACGTCTTCCCTCCTTGATGAAGGTGTAATGCTTGGCGTTTCTTCCCGTGGTGTTGGTTCACTCCAAACCACAAGTGAAGGATGTAAGATTGTTGGTGAAGATTTTCAGTTAGCAACTGCTGCTGATATCGTTGCTGATCCTTCTGCACCTGATGCTTTCGTTAATGGAATTATGGAAGGAAAAGAGTGGGTATGGGACGGAGGAATCCTCCGTGAACAACTCGCTGAACAAACCAAGAAGAGAATCAATACTCTCGTTGGTCAAAGACAACTTGAAGAGAAAAAACTCCAGTTATGGACTAATTTCTTATCAAATCTTTGAATTATAAATAAATATATGTAATTAAGTAATTAATCACATATTTCAAATGTCCGTTGGTAACAATTTACAAGAAATGGAAAACGTAGTAACGAAAGGAGCTGCTGCTGCTGAGCCAATGTCCACAGCTGGTATCCCAGTTGAGGATCTCGGCGGTCCTACTCCCGAAAATTCAAGACCCGATGATGATTCTAACAAGTTAAAAGAGCCTGGTGCTACTTTGAAGCAAGTTAAGGATGTCGTCAACGCTAAGGCTGCTCCTGCTGAAGAAGTAGAAGTAGACGAGGATCAGGAAGTAGTTTCCGAAGCAGAAGACGCAGTATCCGAGGATTCCGAGGAAATTGTTGCCGAGGCGGAAGAGACTGAAGAAGAACTCGTAGAAGAAGAAGGATTCGACATTGAAGCAGATGTTCAGGCACTGCTTGAAGGCGAAGAACTCTCTGAAGAGTTTGAAGAGAAGGCACGTACAATCTTTGAAGCAGCAATTGTTTCTAAGGTTGAAACAATCAAGGAGCAACTGATCGCGAGTTATCAAGAAGCACTCGTCGAAGAAGTTGTTGCAATTAAAGAAGAACTCAACGAGCGTGTTGATTCTTACCTTGAGTACGTTGCTGATGAGTGGTTCTCTGAGAACGCACTCGCAGTCGAAAATGGACTTAAGTCTGAAGTTACAGAATCATTCCTTGATGGAATCAAGAGTCTTTTTGAAGAACATTATGTATCAATCCCTGAAGAAAAATATGATGTACTTGAGAGCATGGTAGATAAACTTGATGAAATGGAAGGTAAACTCAATGAGCAGATCGAAAGAAATGTTGCTCTGAACCGTAGATTAGCAGAATCCTCTGCAGATGGCATCTTTGCCACTGTTGCTGAAGGTCTCGCAGACACTCAGAAGGAAAAACTTGCTACTCTTGCAGAAAATGTTGAGTTTGAAAGTGAAGCAGACTATCGTGAGAAGTTGACAACTCTGAGAGGTTCATACTTCCCAGAATCAGCGTCCACTCCAAGCACCTCCGAGAATCTTTCAGACGAGGTTTCTACCGATGAGGTTATTTCCGAGGAAGTATCCCCAATGATGCAAGCCTATCTGCAGACTCTCTCCAGAGCTGCTAAAAAGTGATTTTTAAATCATAAACGTTCAAACTAACTTTTAATAGAGGTTTAATTTCAAATGCAGATGCATAATACTGAAGCTCTGCAGGAGAAGTGGGCACCCGTTCTCGATTACGAAGGAATGAATCCTATCCAGGATTCCCATCGTAGAGCGGTTACCGCAGTCCTGCTTGAGAATCAAGAAGCAACTCTCCGTGAAGAGAGAGAATTCCTTTCCGAAGGACCAACCGTTTCCACCAACACTGGATCAAATGCAGGTTTCTCTGCTGGCGCTTCCTCACCTGTTGCTGGTTTCGACCCCGTTCTGATCTCCTTGATCAGACGTGCAATGCCTAACCTGGTCGCATATGACCTCGCAGGTGTGCAACCAATGTCCGGACCTACTGGACTTATCTTCGCAATGCGCTCCCGTTATACTGGTCAATCCGGTACCGAAGCGTTGTTCAACGAAGCAGACACAGCATTCGCAGGTCAGTCCGCTAACCTCAACAACTCCGATGGATTCTCCAACGGTACTGTTGGTATGGGTACCACCACACAGCGTGGTTCTAACCCTGGCGCACTTGATCCTACTGCACCCGCAACTGGCGATGCTCAGACCTACAACGTAGGTCAGGGTATGCGTACCGATAACGCTGAGAACCTTGGCGACGGTACTGAAGGTGCATTCAACGAGATGGCATTCTCGATCGAGAAAGTCACCGTAACCGCTAAGTCCAGAGCTCTGAAAGCAGAGTACTCCTTGGAACTGGCACAAGACCTCAAGGCAATCCACGGATTGAACGCTGAGGCTGAACTCGCAAACATTCTCTCCACAGAGATTCT